CTTTGATGTATCTAAATTGAAACCAGCATTTGTGGATTTAAGAAACTTTCGGTCTTTTACTTCGAGACCATAAATAAGGGCGTGATAATGAGCTCGCCCAGACTTATCTCCATATTCCCCACACATATAAAACTGGAGGGGTACTTTATATTTCTTACGCAACCTTTTCATAAACAATTGAAAGTGTCTATGGTCTAGTGAGCCATCCTTCGGTAAATGCTCTGGTGCGTAGGTTAAGGTTAAAAAAACGGAGTGTTCATGAAGTGAAGCCTCATGAACATTCCTTATAGCCCACTGACATGTTTTTGTCAGTCGGCAAGGTGTACAACGACCGCATGGTATCCAGTACGTCTTAATAGGTTTCATCCCCTGTTTAAGGACTCCAACTACTGTACCCCCTTCCAACAAGTAAAGCGGAAAGGTGTATTGGCACATAATTACATTCGAATTCCGCCTCGCATTGGCATTGGTCGAATATTAGCGGCTTTAGTATGGGTAGCCCCTCTTCTAAACTGAGCGGCCGATTTACCCTTATTTACAGACATTCTTCTCATAATTACTCCGTTTTGGTTAAAAAGGTGTCACCTAGCACTATTACAACAAGGAGTTCGTATAGTGCTTCACTCGCTTACGCTCGTGACCGGTGTTTGAGGCTCAAATTGTGAGCCATCTGTTAGGGTTAACCCTAACGTATATGCTTCTTTATGATTTTTGGGGTCGGCCAAAAAATCTATGAGTTCAGCTGGGTTATTGTTGAACTTTTCCCTAGTAGTGGCAGGGAGGCCATTAAAGGCGTCTTGAGCCTGTTTAATCGCATTCATGGCACTGTGGTAATCAGTAGCCATTGTAAAATCGCCAAAGGTCGGATTTTGGCTTGTAAAGGGCATTTGCCCTGTTTGTGTATATTTGTAGACAATGTTGTTGATGTCTACTTCGTCAGCATGTTGCTGCTGCGTTTTTGTAGGTTCTGGACAGAATAGGGCGGTTTCTAAAGAATAGTCAATGTCTGGAGTCTCCAGAGGAATTGCCTGAAAAGGGGATCGCATGTACATGTTAGTTTCCTGTAGGGTTGTAATGAGTAGTTCGATCACCTTTAACGGTAATCGTTGGAAGTTCAACAGATCCGGCAGAAGTTGCCCATCTGTCGATTGTTTTACTTAATCGATCGGTTATATCTGGACCAAAGAGTTTATTCCAAACATAGCCATAATCGTTTGTACTTTTTTCATGCCTAAATTGCTCTTTTAATAAATTAGTATGAGCTTTAGCAGAGGCAGTTTGAGCCTCTGCAAGAGTTTGACCAAATCGTGTACGAGTTTCATCGTAACCAGTACGCTTAGTATCGTTATCAGCACGTGTATTACCCCATTTTGTTTCGTTATCAGATTTAATTTGATCTAATTTTCGTCCTAGTACTTTGTTTTCAATCTCTTCAGATTTCAGTTTATTGTCCATCTGCAATTGGCTGATTTCGTTAGATAATCGTTGGCCGTCTCTTGCACTAGAAGTGGCAGAGGTGAGGGCAGATGTGTATTGTGGAGATTGCATGGTTGCGGTTGTGACTGGAGCAACTGAACCAGTGGGACTAGAAGCACCGCCATGAGAATAAGCGAGCATAGGATTAAGACCTGCTGCTTGAATGTCCGCAACTCCTCTTTGGTAAGCGGTGTTTGACATTTGGGTTGCATAGGCTTGTTGTTGTTGGACATTGGCGGCTGCGGCTGAGTTTGCGTTGTTTGCAATTTGTAGGTTCGTTGCGTTGGTCGCAGAATTGTTAGCTGCGTTGGTTGCGTTGGTTTCTTGTTGTCCGACATAAGCGGCTGCTCCGTTTGCAAGTGATGTTGTTGAAGGCATTAAACTTTTAATAGTATCCATAGAAGGAAGGGCATCGTATAAAGAGCCATGAGCCGGTGAACCGTCTTCTCCTTCGTTACCAATCCCTAACATAGACATGCCAGTGTTGAGAGCACCTCCCCAGTTGCCTGAAAAGATTTCGCCTCCTAAATTAAGAGCATCTGAAAAAAATGACATATTAGAAATGATCTATTAAGCCAGGTACAGAATACATCGGCAAAGGTCTGGCCATAACGCAGTTAAAAAATGCGTCAAATATAAACTCTTGGCCTCCGGCCTTGTCTCCGACGGCTAAAATGCGTTGAAGGGGAGGGGTGTCTTGAATAAAAGTAGCGTTAAGCGTTGGTAAATTCTGGAAGCGTTGAGCAAGATGCCATCCGTCTAAAGTACCGGCTGCAGTCGACCGGAATAAGCCAGTAATTTGTGAAGGTTTATAACGATACTCAGCCCATCTTTCTTGATAACCGAAAATCTTGTCATCATTGGCTGAACCATCGCAATATATTTCTTTATTTAAAATTGATTGTTCGCCTAAGTTAGCAAAGGCCGGAAAATAAAAATCAAGGCGAGTCTTACGAGACCACATACGATTGAGGCCTTGTTGATAGTTGATGTCTGCTCTAACAGAGACCATCCCAAGAATTACCCCATGTTCTGTGAATGAAGCGGTAAAACCGTTACCCCTAGATAAGCCTGTACCCATAGCACCAAGATGACCGAGAGGGGTATCTGAACCAGTAACTGCAGTAGCAGAAGATTGAGTAATAGGAGAGATATTAATAGGTGTTGAACCACCGCCAAGATACTCTGGTCGTTGGAGTCTCGCATCTGGAGACATAACACCAAAGTGTGAACGAACTATTTCTGTATATCTCGTTCCTCCTCTTGCGTCACGTTCGAGCAGTTTTTGAACTTGAAAAGAAGTACGTAGTTGATTGATTGTTGCAGCTGAAGCGTTAGTTAAATCAGCAATTAAAGCACCTGATAAATTAGAAGTGTCTGAAGGACCCAAAGTAATATTTGAGCCAGTAACACTTAAAGGTCTAACGGTATCATTTAATGAGCCTGTGGCATTGTGGTCGAAAACTCGAAGTTTATCTACGTTAACAGCATCACCAACATAAGTGATATTTGCGTATTGACCTAAAGGCATTGAGACGCTTTCGCCTTTTTGAGGCCAAGGCAAAGCAGAAGTAAAGTAGTCGTGACGTTTTCCACGTCTAAGTAATTTATAATCTATGTAAGGATCTGGGCCATCAGTTTTGTTCACTGTAACCATGTCTTGAAGGTTTTCGTCTCGAAACCATTCGTTCCAAATAAGGTTATAAGCACGTGGCCAGAATGAGCAATGTTGAAAGGTGTTGGCTGTGCCAATTTGTCCTTTAGTTGGTAAACCCATGTAATCTTGTAATGAATTTACGTCGTATCCACCAACAGGTGATACGGTATGCGGTACTAAAAAAGATACCGAGTCAGATGGATTAGGTCTTTCGCCCATAAATCTTTTCCAGTTGTCCCAAATCAATCTATTGGGAACAAAGAAAAAGAAACTATCCATAATTAGGTTATCCATAATTGGAAATAACGGTGTAGACAATCTAGCGAAGGCAGTCATTGAGACATTAAACGTATCGCCCGGCAAGACTTCATCACAGTAAACTGGAATCAGATAGCCAGAGTCGAACGTCGTCTTATGACTTTTTTGAGCTACGAATTTTGAACGTGGTATTTCCGCAGATGGAATCATCGCGAAGCGGTTATTATTGACTGACTGGTTACTAAACATTGAGTAGGTCTCCCGACGGGTCCGGTGGATTATTTAACATAATCCATCCGGTTTTGTTTTAAAAACTTAATATAATCAATATCTTACGATTTTGCAATGCGTATAATATTTACTATGTAAATCAAGAACTTACAGGTGTTTTTGCTTGTGAACCCCGCAAAGCGAGTTCAGGTTGGTGCAGTTCGAAGAGACCGTTTGAGTCATCGAACATCCCGAGATTGTACAAATCAAAGTCGTTGCTATGACGGAACATTTGGTTATCTTCATGATTACGGTTTACCTCATCTGTAAATGAACGAATTGCTTGTCCTAATGATACAACAAACATTGGTCGGCCGAAACATTCGGCGGCTCTGTCATGGACAGATACTAATACATATTTCATATAAAACTATCCCTTTTAAGTTTTTTTAGATTGATTTCCAGAATTTCTTCTTTGACTACAAGTCGCTCTGGAGTGTTGTCCATCGCACGAAGGGAAGCCCTGTGCTCCCTTAATGCTTTTAATTCATCAAAATCAATTGGTGACTCTTTTGAATATAACTTGTCGTAGTATCGAGGAGGCCTAGTTTTTTTGCCTCGACTTTCGACATAGTCGTGTGGGTAAACGTCATTTTTGAATCGGTTGTACCACTCTTTCCCAATAGGTCTTTTAAGACTCATCTTCGTATATTCCGGTTTAACTAAATAATGAAAATGTTTACACATGCAGGCCTTGCCTTCTTTATATTCGCATGTACCTCCAGTTATCTTTTTCATTATATATCTTGCTACGTATGCTGCTGATTCAAAGGTTACTTCTCCAATGAAAACATGACCTAAACCCCAAATCTTATCTAGTTCCTTTGATGTATCTAAATTGAAACCAGCATTTGTAGATTTAAGAAACTTTCGGTCTTTTACTTCGAGACCATAAATAAGGGCGTGATAATGAGCTCGCCCAGACTTATCTCCATATTCCCCACACATATAA